GTCACGATTGTCTGGAGTTTTTGTTATATTCCCTTGATATCTATATGGAGGATAACCATAAGGCGGATAACCATATGGAGGATAACCATAAGGCGGATTACCATAAGGAGGATTATCATATGGAGGATTACCACCTCTAACTACCATTGCATTACCTTCCTCATCCTCAACGTCTTCTACTAAATAATTTTCAAAATAGTCTACAACTGAACGGTTAGGAGGTATCATATTAAAAATATTATTAAATCTATTTATAAATCTATCATTATGCTCAAATATAATCCTAGTAACACTTCCATTTACATAATTCATAAGTCTTTCATATACAAAGTTTCTTCTTATTTGTTCATTATCTAGTTTTATATAACTAGAACCATACAAAAGTAATAACATATGAAATGGTGGTGGAAACTGACTTGTTGTGTCAAATATTGTAAAATAAGTGTTTTTGATAGCATAACGTCTTTGAGCTTCATTTGCTTGACTATTAACTTGGCTTTTATAAATAAACACTATTAATTGATAAAGCAAATCATCTTTATATAAAAATATAATTTTATTTGAACAATTTAATATTCGTTCATCTGTATAATTTACTATTGTTTTATATTTAATTTCATTATCTATACCCCTATATTTTTCAATTGGAATTATATTAATTTGTAATAAACCACATATTGCTTGAATTGCAAATTTATCCCCCCTGTAATATTTGCTTTTAATATAACGCTCTATTTGATTTGGCATTAAAACACTAAATGGATTTTCGTCATCGTCAACTGAAAGTGGCTTACGACCTGGATTATGTACAAAAAAATTGTCATTTCTAATATAAATTTGATTTAATGTATTAACATAAATTTCATCAGTAGCATTTTGTACATTTATAGTTTCTCTGAACATTGTATTCAAGTAATTTGCTTTAAACCTACCAAGAGCAATTAAATCTGCTTTTTGTTCAGGAGTAAGATTAGTATAATATGTCCATACTATATCTCTCAATAGGTCTGGTGTGAATAATTGTGTTCTTCCATATAAATTGCGAAATGTAATTTTAGTTGCGGGATTCTCATAATTATATATATTTATACCTTGAGAAACTGCTGAAAAGAAACTATTCCCGTTTTGAAGTGGGTCTGAAATATCTTCAATAGCGGGCAATGGATTTAACAATACACATTGTTTACATAAATTTTCATACATAACACCTAACGTTCGTCCTCTTCCAGCAATTTGGCTTTGTGGCTGGGTAACTAATCTATAAAAATATTTTATCCTATTTTGTATGGCAGTTTCTCTTCCTGCTCTTTCTGCATTTTCTCTCTCTATATTGTTATCTGCTAAGTTTTGATATATGGTATTTACTACATTAGTAAAATTAGGTTCTGTAAAAAAATTTATAAATCTATGTCTTGTCCAGTAGCCCGGACCATCACGTCTAGGTATATTTATATTTAATCCACGAATATAGTTATCTAATACTTCTTGTTCTCTAGGATTTACACCTTCAAACCTTTCTTCATTAGCATCATTACCTAACAAAATTACATTCCGCGGTGGTACACGTGGACGAGGTATGTCTATTTGTTGCTCTTCGTTATCGGGTAATGCTACCTGTTGATCTATATTATTAGGCGGTACTTGATTGTTTTGCGGGACTGCTGGTGGAACTACTGGTGGAACTGCTGGTGGAACTACTGGTGGAACTACTGGTGGAGCTGCTGGTGGAGCTGCTGGAGGAACTGCTGGAGGTGCTGCTGGTGGAGCTGCTGGAGGTGCTGCTGGAGGTGCTGCTGGAGGTCCACGTGCAACAGGAGGACCGTTGTAATTATTACCAACTGTAACACTTTCAGGTAATTCATCTAATTGTTGTTCACCACTTATCATCTCTTCTCTAACTAATTGATTATATAAGTATGGATTAGTTATTTTATTTAAATCTATTTCTGCTTTCTTGTGTTTTAAGTCTAACTTCCAATCACCTGATGACCATTGAACATCTCCTATAGCATAAGGATTTTTTCCTATGTAAATAACAGAATTTACTGGAAATATTGTATCCAATGTTACTTTAATATTATTATCAACATAACCTGCTCTCGTTGCATACGTTAAATTTTTTGCCGGAGTTCCTCCATTATAATTTAATAATGAATGAAATAAACCTTTATTAAAAAATTGTTTTACTCTATATTCATCAGGTATTTTGCTAATTTTAGATTTGTCTAATTTAATTAAAGGATCAAATTGTACTCCTTTTGAATCACTATCTTTAATAGTCATTGATGGTTTATATTGAATTTTTTGAAAACCAGGAATGCTAGTTCTTATTGTTATATTCAGTTGGTCTGGAATTATATTTGAAGTTGGTTTTGGAGTTTTAGTAGGTTCAGTTGGTAACACATTTCTGTTTCTATTTTCTTGAGGTTCTCTTGCATTAGGCTGTTGTTCTCCTCTTGCTCTGTTTGCCCTTTCTCGTTCTCTTCTTTCTCTTTCTCTTGCTTCTGCTTCTGCAAATGGTCTAACCATGTTTACTGGTCTTGGTTCTGCATTTGCATTCATTTCTTGTTCTACTCTCGCTCTTTCTTCTCTTTCTCTTTCCATTTCTTCTCTTTCTCTTGCTCTTCTTGCTCTTTCTTCTCTTTCTCTTGCTTCTGCTTCTGCAAACGGTCTAACCATATTTACTCGTGGGGGTTCTGCATTTGCATCTGGTTGTTGTCCTATCGCTCTTCTTCCTCTTCCTTGTGGTTCTACTAATTCGATATCTTGTGGTGGATTATTCATTACTAATATATTGTTATATAATTATATATAAAAAAATTGAATACTTTTATTGCACACTAAATAAATTAATATAAAACAACAATGTCATTGCTTCTCAAGATTAACGATTTAATTGAAGGTGAAGTTATTAAGAGACCTTCAAAGCATATAAAAACTCCATATGTAGCAGATATACAAATTTGTTCCGATAGTAACATGATATTAGGTCATACTGCATCACTTGGGTGTTGTGGATTAGCTGATGTAGGTGCGCATGTTCTGATGGCTCCTGTTCCTAAAAGTAAAAATAATACAAATTCTGATAAACTTCATTGTGAATACAGAGTTTATTTATCTGTTATTAGAGAGAAAAACACTGAGATGATAGTTGGAATATTTCCTAAGCTTGCAGAAGACCTTACTGAATCTGCTCTTAAAAATAATCTACTAAATCGCTTGTGTAATGTAAAAACATATAAAAAGGAAACCAAAATTTACGTGCCTGGTTTAGTTGACTCGCGGTTTGACTTCTCAGGAATTGATGAAAATGGTGTGCCATTTATTATGGAAGTCAAAAATGTCCCTCTCGCTGATTATGAAGATGTTACCGCAAAAGACAGGAAAAAAATGTCTTTCGATGATAGAGATATAAATTCGAAGGTTGCTTATTTTCCTGACGGTTACCGAAAAAAAAGCACTGACCCGGTTAGTCCTCGTGCATTAAAACATATTAATGAGCTTGCACTGATTAAACGTATGTCTAAAACTCGTTGTATTATGTGTTATGTAATACAACGAACTGATATAAACCGATTTCAACCATCTATTATTGACCCTGAATATAGGGAAGCTTTTGTTCAAGCTGTTAAATCTGGAGTAGAAATTATCACAATGGTAGTTCAATGGACACGTGAAGGTGAAGCCTACTTTGTCAAAGATGATTTACAAATTAGCATCTAAAACTGTGAAATTATCAATTTTGTATTCTCATCGATACCATTTATTATGGTTTCTAAAGATTTTACATTATTTTCAGCATCATCATTATCTAATAAAAATGTAATTAAATCTAACACTACTTTTATTTTTGCATCAGTCCATTGATTAGCTAATAAATCACAAACAGATTGAGTATAATAACATGTAAAGCTGTCCTTGATAAACATATTTTCATTATAAACTTCTTGTATATGATTTGTTAGAAGAGCATAATAATAATTCAGAGTTAGTGTTATAATTGAACAACTTTTATATGTTTCGATTAATTTTTTCAATCCATTTTGAGCACAAACAAATAATTTTTTAATTCTTGGGGTTTTACTTGAAAATGTTTTAGAGAGAAAATGTATACAAGCTACATTTAAAGGATTAAATATAAATTGCAAATCTGTTTTATTTGTTTTATAAAACATTCTACTAATTGATTGAAATGGCCCTGGTTCTTGAAAATAAATGACATTATTATGAATTAATAGTTTTGTTCCTATTGGTTTATTACTCAAAATTGCTAGTTTTATTATTACTGATAATGGGTCTAAAATATATGATTTAATATTTATTTTAGTGTTATCATCCGGGATGGAAGTCGTAGTATTCATTATATATGTAGTAAAAAATGTTTTAAATTATTTACTACATATAATTAGTTTATTTTTTAATTGTTTTTAAAAATTCATCAACTAACTCATTAGGAATTTTATCGAAGCTTACGAGTTTTTCGTTTAATTCATATTGTGCATAATATGTTGGATTATTATTCATTTTCTTTTTCAAGAATTCTTCATCTTCGATACATTTTTGAGCTGTTTTTAGACCACATTTTGGGAATACAGATGGTATGTTATCACTTGTATCACCCATAAGAATCTTAATTTTTAAGTCATCTTCTGCATTTCCTGTAGCGGTTTTACCTTCTGCTAGATTTTTATATGTCAGCGTAAATAGAGTTACATTATCTGCGTTTAATTGTAAATAATCACGGTCGCTGGTGATAATGTATATGCGACAATCCGGATATTTATTTGTTAGATATTTAACTGATAAGGCAATACAATCGTCAGCTTCTAAACGCGGATGTTTAAGAATCGCTTTAGCGCCTCCTTGTATAAATAAATCCTCTTCATATGCCATTTTGAAGAAAGGACCGCCCATAAATCCATCTTCAGGTCCATTCGCGCGATTTGCCTTATAATCTTTGAACAAATCATTACGCCAAATATGCTCTCGTTTACAATCTTTTCCTACAATTAATATCGGTTTAATAGGTTCCTTATGAATTTTAAGTTTTTTAGGTATTTGCTCCAGATTCTCAACAAATGTTTTTCTAAATTTTTCGACAAATTTTTCATTTTGGAACGGGTCGTCTAGTTGTTCATCTGGATAAGCATTTCGCCACCATTGTTGTAGTGCAAAGTATCTATAAAAGCAATAGTAACTTCCGTCTACAAATATAAAAGTTGGGTTCATGATTGATGATTCGAATGCGTCAATGTCCATTTATATTATTGATAATTAGTATTTAATTAGTTTCAATTTTAAATTTAATTAATTAAATGTTGATTATTTTAAACTCTCTTATTTAAAATAACTTGTTGATAATAATCGCTACAAATGGAAAGATTAAACATCACACTATTTAATTCATGAGAATATTCAACTGATGAACGCGATTCATGGCAAGCAGAATTGACAAAATGTATATGTAGGTGATATGTAGATGGCTCATAATGAAAAAACATTTTCAAGTAGTGTTCATCTAAACCGTATTTATTTTTAATAACTTCAGTTGTTTTTCTCTTCATATGTTCTAGTAGTAAAATATGCGAAGAATTTAGCGACCGAATGCAACGTAGTGACACGTCGGTTGGCATGCAAAGAATGTGTAATTTATCGACATTTTTGCCGTCCCACATATAAGTAGGAATTATAACACAAAATTCATCCCTATATAAAACAGAATCTTGTTCAGAGGTTCCGTCAATGATATTGTAAATCCATTGGTCCTTTTTAGGGTCTCTCTTTGCAATATATCTAAGATAGTCTTCATATGATTCTCGAACAATTCTCTTTTCCGAACGTCGCATAAGGTTTACGTCATTACATATAATTAGTTCGCCATCAATTAATGCTGTAGCATCATACTTCTCATAAATGTCATTTTTTAGCGTCATTTTATTTTTGACTATGCTGTCAACATTGGTTAGCCGTGAAGGTAAAAACTTGTAATTAACATTATCAATAGTCACTTGCATTATGTAGGGGGTAAATTAACTAGTGAATTATATTTAAGTTTATTTAATATATATTATAAAAGTATTTAAAGAACAAAACACTACATTCTGAAGGGAATTTCTTTAAATCATTGAAAAAATGGGTCAAAAAACTTTACTACATATGAAGGAAAATTCTTTCTTTTTGAAAATGCAAAAGTTTTTTGATTTTTAAAATTGGACAAAAATAAATGTCCAAAAAAATATTTCAAAAACACTCTTACTGACAAAAAATTTTGACTTGATAAAAAAATTTTATCGTCACAAATTAAACGAAAAAAAATTATTTTTATTACGATATTTTTTTATAAAAAACTTAAAGATATTTTCTTTAGGAATATAAATGGAATCGAATGGAATAATGGAATCGAATAAATCGAGCCGTATTTTTGTATGTGAATTATGTGATTATAAATGCTCATATAATTGTGATTGGATAAAACATACGACTACTAGTAAACATTTGTCCAATGTCAAAATGGAACAAAATGGAATCGAGGAATCGAAATTGTCGAAAAAATCGAGTCAATATTTATGTGAGTGTGGAAGGTCATATTCTACCAAATCTAATCTAGGAAAACATAAAAAGAAGTGTGATGGTCTAACAAAAAATAAGACTGACTTGACAGAAAATGAACAAAAAATGGACGTTTATGACCTTGTTAAGTACTTAATGAAAGAAAATAGCGAATTAAAAACTCTTTTGGTCGACCAAACTAATAAATTAAGCGATGTTACATTAGAGCTCGTCAAAAATGGCATCAATAATACGACAAATAATAACAATAGTACTAACCATACCAACTCACACAATAAAGCATTTAATTTAAATTTCTTTTTAAACGAAACATGTAAAAATGCTATGAATATAACAGATTTTGTTGACTCGATTAAGCTACAGTTATCTGATTTTATAAATATAGGTGAAACTGGGTTTGTAGAAGGTATTTCCAGCATTATAGTAAAAAACTTAAATTCACTAGATGAAACCATAAGACCTATTCATTGTACTGACCAAAAAAGGGAGACCTTTTATGTAAAGGATGAAAATAAGTGGGAAAAAGAAGATGAAGATAAAAAGAAGATTAAAAAATTAATAAAAAACGTGGCGTTTAAAAATGAAAATTTGATGAAGACGTATAAAGAAAAATACCCAGATTACAATGATTCGGAATCATGTCGCTCTGACCAATATAGTAAAATGGTAATTGAAGCAATGGACTGTAAAGAAGAAAGTAGAGAGAAAATAATAAAAAATATATCAAAGGCAACTACTATTAAAAAATAAATAAGTTATTTAACATTAATTAATTTATTTATTATAATAAATGAGTGAAGTGGATATTTTATATTCAAAAGATGGATTTACGTTTGCAAAAAATAGCAAAAATAATTATAGTCTAACGTTTCAAATGGAGAATAAATCAATTATTCTCTCTAAAATAATAGACTTTAGTTTAGTTAAATTAATTTATGATTTGAATGGCGATATTTATGAAAAGGTTAATTTACAAAAGTTAGACGATAATCAAGCCATAATGAATCTATTAATGAAACATTTATTTGAAGACCTTGGTTTACCACAACGATTTTCTTATGTTCATATGATAAAACAAGTCGAAGAAAATAAAATCACATTTACATCACAATCAATTTACTCTGAACGACCTGAAGGAATGCCTGAAGATGCAGAACAGATGCCTATAAAAAATATGATTTGTGAATGCAATATTATTACGGCACATCGTATAGGTTTTTGTTGTAATATCATATTTGAAGACTATATGACAGTACCTCAATTTGCCGAAAAGATGGTTGGATTAATATTATTTAAAATATTTAATCGCGTAAAACAATTTATAGAAAACGTGCGAATGTAATAAAATGTTCAAAAATACATTAAAGAATATTTTATTTTTATTGAATGTTTGATTTATAGTTGGAACTGAATATCTAATCTATTGTATGTTCAATGATTATTCGTTTTTCATTGACCGTTTGACAATGAGATTAGCATCTATCAATATATTATATGTAAAAGTCTTCCAAGCATTTGCACTTAATAATAGCTTAATAGATGATACTATGAATAATAAACTGCTTAAATTTACAGACAATGCACCGTGGAGTTATTCAGACATTAATTTAAAAGATTTGGCTGATGTTGCAGAAAAATTTGACTTGCATCTAGGTCATGGTTATGAGAAACCAATAAATTCAGGTATGATTTCTTTAGTTTTTAAGGTTTCTAAAAAGTCTAACTTAAATGAAAGGGTTATCATTAAAATGAAACGCAAAAATATACAAGAAAAATTAAATGATGCAATTGACAATCTCTTATTTTCAATGTACGTATTATCATTTATACCCATTGTAAATAAATATCAATTAGCCGAAGTTGTTTCAAAAAATGTCGAAATAATTAGACATCAAACTAATTTCTTAGAAGAAATAGATAATATGAATCAAGTTAGAGAGAATTGTAAAAATCTAAAATATATTAAAATACCCACTGCAGTTAGAAAAGTAACAGAAGAATATCCTGATATTATTTTGATGGAATATATTCAAGGAATTAAAATAAATCAAATTAAAGAAGAAGATTATGAAGGATTCGCTATATCGGTAGTGAAGTTTGGATTAGTTACAACTATTGTTCATGGACTTGCACACGGAGATTTACATAGTGGAAATATATTATTTATTAAAGATGATAAGGACGCAAAATATCCATATAAAATAGGTGTCATTGATTTTGGTATTATTCATAATGTTAAATCACAATATAAAGATCTAATGTTTGATATTTTTTCAAACTTATTTGATAGACCACCGCGCGAATCAGCTATAAAATTATTGAATTCCGGAATTATTAATCCACCTGGTATAATGGAACAAATACCGAAATCAGATTATAATAATATTCTTGATTTTGCAGAAGAAATTTTAAATGATACAATTCATTCATCAAAGATGGCAAATCAAATACAGCTTTATAAATTTTTATCAAAATTTAAAGAATATTTATCTAAGAAAGAATTGATGAATCTTGGAATAAGACCTAGTGATGATTTTGTAAAATCTCAATTAGTCTTAGCTATGGCACATGGCGTAACACTTATATTATGTAAAGGAGATTTTATATCACTGATGGACAAATGTTTAAATGAATTATTTCACACGCAAATGATTCTTTAATTTTTATCATTTAAATCTTTTTTAGATCTGTTTAATTTAATCATAGTTAATAAAGTAAGTATAAGTGCTATGCTTAAAACAACCAAAAATCCATAAATAGATAGTTTAAAATAATTATATATTATTGCATATATTAATCCTAATAAGCTACCAACTATCACTTGATTTAAGGTGTGCATATTTGTTGTTATGCGCTGGAGAGATATAAATATAATAATAATTAAACACACCCATAAAGGGATGAAATTATAAAAATATAAAAGACAACTTAATAGTGAACCCGCTTCAGCATGCCCTG